TACACAGGAGATTGATTCCGTCTAGGATTTTCTTATGCCAGGTGGAAGACCAACCGTATACAAACCAGAGTACTGCGATGAGATGATAGAGTACGCCCGAACAGGTGGATTCTATAACAACTTTGCAGGCAGAATCGGTATCTGTGTCCAGACTCTCTACAATTGGGAGAAAGTTCATCCAGAGTTTTTGGAGTCCAAAGGTATTGCTAAGGCCGCTTGTCTCCACTGGTGGGATGAGAGGGCCCGTGAAGGTCTCTTTGATAAGTCCTTCAACACAACTATCTGGGTCTTTGTTAAGAAGAACATCGATGGCTGGGCAGACAAATCTGAAGTTAAGCAAAACTCAAATATAGAAATCAACATCGACTCTCAAGATAGAGACCTTTAGAAAAACCTCTAAGCAAATCGAAGCTATCAACATGCTCGCAGGGCCTGAGCTTCACAACATGCTCTTCGGTGGGAGTAGATCCGCTAAGTCATTCACGATCATCTATGCGCTATTCATTAGGGCGTGCAAGGTTAAGTCACGACACGCCTGCTTAAGGTTTAAGTTTAATCACATCAAGACATCTCTTTGGATGGATACAGTTCCCAAGGTTCATAGCCTATGCTTTCCTGACTGTGGGATTAACTATAACAAGACCGATTACTTCCTAGAATTCCCTAATGGTTCAGAGATATGGTTCGCTGGGCTAGATGACAAGATGAGAACAGAGAAGATACTAGGCAAGGAATACTCAAGCCTATTCTTCAACGAGTGTTCGCAGTTAGATCTTGAGTCGGTGAACATCGCAAAGACACGTCTAGCAGAGAAGAACTCCCTTAAGAAGAAGATATACTACGATCAGAACCCACCGACTAAACGCCATTGGGCATATCATCTCTTCGAGAAAGGGTTTGACCCACTAGCAGAAGAACCTGTTGACCCTAAAGATTATGCCAAGATCATCATGAACCCTGGGGACAACCTAGAGAACATAGATGAGAACTACCTCAAGATATTAGAGAAGCTGCCAGAGAAGGATAAGCAGAGATTCTTGTATGGGGAATATGTTGATGCGGATGATGGCGAGGCCTATTACCAATTTGTTCGAGAAGATAACGTGCGCACATTCGATCGCCCTGGTGGTGCTTGGTTTGTTGGACAAGACTTTAACGTTGACCCTGGTTCGGCCGTGCTTTGTAAGGTTGCTGATAACAAGATCTGGGTATGGGATGAGGTATTCTTAAGGAATTCAGACACCCCAAAGATGGTTAAGGCGATAAAAGAGAAGACCTCCGGACAGATATACATAGCGCCCGATTCCACTGGAAAGAACCGAAAGACCTCTGGCAAGTCCGATTTCCACATCCTTAGGGACAACTTCGGTTCTAACGCAATCCTGCCCACCAGGAATCCATTTGTCACTGACCGAGTGAATAACCTCAATAGACTATTTGAAGAGAAGCGCATTATAATTCATCCTAGGTGTAAAAAACTAATCAATGACTTAGAGAAGGTAGTTTGGAAGGGAAACGATTTGGACCAGAAGACAGATAAGCTCTTGACGCATGTTAGTGATTCCCTCTGCTATCTCGCGTGGCACCTATATCCGTATACTAAAGCATTCAACGCAGACATTAAGATATACTAGGAAACCCCCATGGCAGATGACTTACTAAACAAGGAAGTGATTCTCAGAATCCTATCAGAGGTTGAGAAATCAGAAGATAAGGATCGCAGGCGTCAATCCTTTAATTCTTATCAAGTCTACTCAGGTAACCAAAAGGTGTACGTTAACAAAGAACTCCAACGAACGAGACCTAAGTCCTTTGAGTCATACACCGTTAGCAATATCTCAGTGTCCAAAATGGTAACAGATAAGAGAGCACAGGCCTATGATGAGAAACCAGTTCGAACTGTTGGAGGCAACGACGATAAAACAGAAGCTCTTTCAGATATCTATCTCCAGGCCGGAGGAAGCAAAGAACTTCAATTCATGGACATGGTCTACAACCTAAACAGATACAGCCTCTTCTGGGTCAACTATAGACAGCAAGATGCCCAGTACCAATTCATGAACCTCCAACCCTATGAGTTCGTATTAGTACGAGACAAAAACACTGGGAAGGTTCTTATCGTGGGACTTAACTATCCAGACGTAGACATCACATCAGACGCAAGAGGTGGCAAAGAAGGTGCTGGTCAAAGTGCTGGGGGTGGCGATGGAGTCGCCGATCTCATCGCTGAGTCACAAGCAGACAGTGCTACATCAGGAAGGACTTGGGTATTCTGGAGTGCTAACCAACATGTGAAAGTAAGAACCAATCAAGTATCAGTAATGATCAGTGGGCAGGAATCATTAAAGCCAAGCATCGACTACATCGAGATCCCTGACAATCCAAACAACATCAACCCGTTAGGAGTTCTTCCTTTCATCTTAGTAACATCTGATACGTCAGTTGATTATCCGACAGTTAATCCACTGACAGAGCAATCAATCCTATTCAACGCCCAGCAATCAGAGACCTTAACAGCAAAGAACGTTCACGGTTCAGGGATTCAGGTGTTCAAGTATCCGGAGAAGTTCGCGGGCAGATTCAAGAAGATGTCACACGGACAGATGCAGGCCATAGAACTACCTCAATCATCAGACGCAGAAGATAAGCCGACCGAGTTCGACTACAAAACATCAGGAGCACAGCTCGGTCCGATGATGGCGTCAGACCTTAACTACCTCCAGCAGATCTTCCATGAGCATGGGCTAGAGAATATTAGTATGGAACCGGGTGGTATAGACATCCAATCAGGGATCTCAAAGGCTATTGGTGGCGCGTCTGTCCAGAAGATCATTGAAAAGAATCAACAGCTATATGCACAACTAGAGAAAGATATCTTTGAAATCATAAAGGCCTATGACGTACTATTGGGGACAAGGCTGTTCTTAAAGGAGGACGAGCTCACAATCGTGTACCCCAAGCCAAAGGTAATGGTTTCAGACAAGCAAACACTTGATAATATCAAACTAATGCTTGAGCTTGAAGTAATTGAAGAGTGGGAGAAGTTCATTAAGATGGACCCCAACCTCTCAGAACAACAGGCCAAAGAGAAACTGGAGCGCATAGACGCCAGGAAGAAAGAACGTGCCAAGGAGTTCCTAAGTGGCAATATCCAAAACAGAGTCAGTGAAGAAGGTGAAGCTTAACCTCAAAGGACTCACCCCAGAAGGGAAAGAAAGAGCGAAGAGGATAGCGGGGGAGATCCTAGTTGATGGAATTAACCAAGCACTAGACTCGGCCAGTTCTCCAGTTAAGGGCGGCAGCTATAAGAGTAACAAGGCAGATGGGACTCCTTCAGAATTGTTTGAAGATGGCTTTATGAGAAACGAGATCAAGTCTCGCCCTGCAAATGGAGATGCTGTTGAGGTGGGGATCTTCCAAGATGCTCCTTTGATAGAAAGACTTAAAGCATTCAACCACAACACTGGCGACACCTTACCCCAAAGGAGATTTATCGCAGCTTCAAATCAGACTTTCGACAAGTCAATAATGAATAGAGTTGATGACGCGATACAGGATATCAGGAAAGACAGAAAGCCATCAAGGGCGAGGGAGTTCGGGGTAGAGGGTCTTATATCAGATGAAGACCTGGTCCAGTCCATTCTAAAGTCAATAGGCTTTGAGATAGAGATAGAGGGTTAGTATGGCCACATTCAAATTCAAGAACACCGATAAGGTATCTGCCTTCATAGCCGCAAGAGCAGCCAGACTTGCAAGACAGGCGGTAGCTGATAAGTCCACAGCGAGAAAGATCCGTGGCCTATTCATTCGAACTATCAAAAAGGACTTAAAGCTCCCTAGTGGTGAGAAGGTCAAAGCTCTTAGAGTGAACACTGCTAAGAGAAGAAGGAAGCTGGCCAAAAAGAACAAGACTGATAGGTTTTATGCTCCGTTCAAAAGTAACTTAACATTCACAGGCAGATGGTTAAGAAGCTTTATAATTGAGATAAAGAAAGAGAAGAACGTCAAATACATACTAGGACCAGATGGAAGTCATAGGGGTTATGTCAACTTAGATGGGACCAGGGAAGAGTCCATTGAGAATATAGAAATAGGAGGTAAGTTGATCGCCAGCGGTCGAGACTAC